ATCTTTTTAGGTAGCCCTTTTTTTATGCCCATACAATACAAAATAAATTAGTTTTGTTTATATATTAATATGAAGCTAATAACTACAAGCGGTAATAAGACCTTTAAGATAATACCAAGACAATATATTGAGGGTGCAATTACTGTAAAATTAACAAGTGAAAGCACAGGCGCAAATGTAAGTGTAACACCAACTGCAACTACTGATAAAAACTATATGAGTTTTGATGCGGTTTTCGGTACACTAACAGAGGGCGATTTTTACATTTTAGAAGTTAAGAACGGAAGTGCAGTAATATACAAGGATAAGGTATTTTGCACAGATCAAACAATAAACCAAACTAACAACGATTACTACTCTATCAATAACGGCGAGTATGTACAAGAAGATAGTTTTGATAACGATTACATTATATTATGAATGATTTAAGAGTAGTTAATTTAAGCACCTATACAAGCCCAGAGATTGTAGAAAAATCAAACAAGGAATGGGTAGCGTATGGTACTGATAACAATTATTTTAGTTATCTAATAGACCGTTACAATGGTAGCCCAACAAATAACGCTATTATAAACGGTATTAGTGAGATGATATATGGCAAAGGTTTAAGTGCTTTAGATAGCAGTAAAAAGCCAGAGGCGTATGCTAAAATGATGACTTTATTTCACAAGGATTGTGTGCGCAAATTGTGTTATGATCTTAAACTTATGGGGCAATGCTCAATGCAAGTTATATACTCAAAAGACCGCAAGACTGTAGCAAGGGTAGAACATATCCCTGTAGAGAATTTAAGAGCCGAGAAATGCAACGAAAAAGGCGAAATAGAAGCGTATTACTATTCTGATGATTGGACTAAAGTTAAGAACGTAAAGGACTGCACAAGAATACCTGCATTTGGTTATTCTACAGAAGCTATTGAGATAGTTTATGTAAAGCCATACAGAGCAGGGTATAAGTATTATTCAAGTCCAGACTATCAAGGTGGGTTGCAATATGCGGAACTTGAAGAAGAAATATCTAACTATCACTTAAACAACATACTTAACGGACTTGCACCGAGTATGCTTATCAATTTCAACAATGGTACGCCTAATGCAGAGGAACGCCAAATGTTAGAAAACAGAATATACCAAAAGTTTAGCGGAAGTAGTAACGCAGGTAAATTTATATTAGCGTTTAACGATAACCCAGAGAGTGCTGCAACAATAGAGCCAATACAACTAAGTGAGGCGCATAACCAATACCAATTTCTAAGCGATGAGAGTGGTAAAAAGATTATGGTAGCACATAGGGTTGTATCGCCTATGCTTTTAGGTATTAAGGATAGTAGCGGTTTAGGAAATAATGCGGACGAACTAAAGACCGCAAGTATCTTAATGGATAACACCGTTATTAGACCGTTTCAGACACTTTTAATAGACGCCTTTGATAGTATATTAGCTTATAATAATATTAGCTTAAAACTATATTTTAAGACGTTACAACCATTAGAGTTTACGGACTTAGAAAATGTAGTGGACGAAGAAACACGAGAGGAAGAAACAGGTGTGAAACTTAGTCAAGAATTAGCAGATAATGAAGCTGATTATATTTTAGAAAATTTACAAGGCGAAGAAGTAGACGAAGAATGGGAGTTAGTAGATGAGAGAGAATATTCAGAAGATAATACAGATATAGAAACTTGGGCAAATGAATTAATAGAGCCAAAGAAAAGTTTGTTACAGAAATTTGCAGAAAGAATACCAAACCTTAAAAAAGGCAAGGGCGATTTTTCAGTATTAGACAAAAGCTATTATAAGGTACGTTATAGATATGCGGAAAAATATAGCAGTACTAATACAAGAACTTTCTGTAAAGCACTTATGGCTCGTAATATGGTTTATAGGATTGAGGATATAGATGCAGCTTCTGATAAAGGTGTAAATGAGAGTTTTGGTCATAAGGGTAAAAAGTACGATTTGTTCCGATTTAAAGGCGGTGTGAACTGTGGGCATTATTGGGCTGAACAACTTTATAGATTAAAGAAAAAAACAAATGGAAAGTATATAGAAAAATCAGACAAGATTAAAGATTATGTTGAGGTTGATGATATACCAAAATCCTATAAAGGAAAACCAAGAGGGTGGAAAGATGCAAAAACAGCACCAAAAGATATGGCAAATAATGGACACCACCCAAATTATAAAAAGTAGAAAATGGCAACAGCATTATTTATAAGTACAACAGACCTTAAGAAAAACTCCATCATTGATGGGTCGGTAGATGTAGACAAGATGTTACAGTTTGTAAAGGTATCGCAGCAAATAGATATTCAGAATTTGTTAGGTACGGATTTATACAACAAGATTAGCGCAGATATAATTGCGGATAGTTTAAGTGGCGATTATTTAACATTGGTTAATACTTATGTACAACCTGCACTTATTTGGTTTGCTCAAATGAACTATATACCGTTTGCAGCTTATACGATTACAAACAAATCTGTACTTAAACACAGTTCAGAAACAGCACAGAACGTAGACAAAAACGAGGTAGATTATTTAGTAGCTAAAGCAAGGGAATACGCTAACTATTATTCTACAAGATTAGTAGATTATTTGTGTTTTAACAATAACTTATTCCCAGAGTATTTAAGCAACACTAACGAGGATATAAGCCCAGACACAGATACAACGTTTAATGGGTGGGTACTATGAGATATAAAGTAAAACAAACAAACTTAAACAAACTAAAAAACTATATTGATGCCGATACCAAAACCAAAAGCGAACGAGAAGCAAAGCGATTTTATGACGAGGTGTGTAGCAGAAATAAGCAACGAATATAAACAAGACCAAGCAATAGCTATTTGTTATAATAAATGGAAAGAAAATGACAAATCCTAAATTAGCATTAATACCAAGCGGATATAAGACTGCTACTGTATATTCTATTTTGCCGAATAATGCAGATGGCGATTTTACATACGAGCGTAATGGTAACGCAACAAGAGTGCGTAAGGATGGTCTTATTGAAGAATTAACTGTTGATGACACACCAAGATTAGATTGGTTAAACAGCAACTGTCCGAGTTTACTTTTAGAGAGCCAACGCACAAATTTACAAGCGTATAGCGAAAACTTTAGCGGTTTAGCTTGGACACCATCTTTTGTAACTATAACCGCAAATAGTAGTATATCTCCAAACGGAGAATTGACTGCAACTAAATTAGAAACTACATCGCAAGTAGGGTCATTAACTGGTGCAATTCCATCAGCAGTAGTAAATACATTATATTATTATTCTCTTTTTGTTAAAGCAGATGCAACAAATATAGCAAGAATAGAGTTAAGAGATGTACAGTCTGGACAACCCAACTTAACCATTGGATTTGTTGAGTTTAATATGGCTACTGAAACAATTAGCGGAAACAATGCAAGTTTTGATAAATTAGATGGTGGTTGGTATAGATTAAAGTTTTCAGCAACAACACCAAGTAGCATAGGTAGTATTATCTCTATAATATCTTTAACGGAAGTTGGAAGTGTATTTATATGGGGTGCGCAGATGGAAGCTGGTGGTTACGCTACAAGTTATATTAAAAACGTAGATGATGCTAATGGCGTAACAAGATTAAAAGACGAGTGTTTAAATGGTGGCGATGCTGATTTGTTTGACATTACAGAGGGAACTTTTTTTGTAGATGCAGTAAATTTTGGTACACCTTTAAATGATTATAGTATGATTACTTTAAGCGATGGATCAAATGTTGGTAATTTTGTAAGGTTTTTATATGAAAGTAGCAGAATAAGAACAAGTGTTTTTAATGGTACAACGCAACAAGATTATTTTATTACAGGAACAAGTGATAATCAAAGAAACAAAGTAGCTATAACTTTTAAAGAAAATGAGTTTAAGACATATTTAAACGGAGTTTTAAAAGACACAGATACAAGCGGTGTAGTACCGACAGGGTTTGATAGAGTAAATTTCTCAAATCCAGATGGTACGAGTAGAAACTTTGAAGGCAAGGTTTATGACACAAGAGTTTATGATAGAGTATTAACAGAAGCGGAAGCTATACAATTAACAACAATATAATGAGCTGGGGAAAAATATACGAAACAACTTGGTGGGGTAATCCAACAGTAAGCGGATGGGGAAACATTTACTATCCTTATACAGACCCAACACCTACACCTTTCTTTGAAGTATTAGCAGAGAATGGCGACTTTTTACAAACAGAACAAAATGAATATATAATAATAGAATAAATTTTAAAAAAAATGGCAAATAAAAAATTTAGTGAATTTACTTTAAAAACTGACCCAGCAAATGTTGATTTTTTGGTCGGTTATGATGGTACGGATAATGTTCGTATTGACCCATCTAATTTAGGTGGTGGTGGTGCATCAGACTTAAATGGTCTTTCAGATTGTTTAGTTGATACTGGTTCTTTATACGTTGGCGAAGTTCCAAGTAGTTTAAGTGGTAATCCTCAAGGTAATACTGTTCTTGGTATAGATGCTGGTAATTCAAACACAAATGGAACTGAAAACACAAACATTGGTTACCAAGCTGGTTACTCAAATGCAACTGGAACTAATAGAGTTTGTGTAGGTTATGAAGCTGGTAAAAATGGAACTGGAAATACTGGAGTTTTTGTAGGTGCTTTAGCTGGTCAAGGTTCTGGAACAAACAATGGTACTGGTAGTGTTGGAATTGGCTGGGGTGCTTTAAGGTCTTATAGTACTGGTAATAATAACGTTGCAATAGGTTTTCAAGCAGCAAGAAGTATAGGTAGTGCAGTTAGTGATTGTGTAATAATAGGCGGTACTGCTGGTTATTCAAACTCTGGAAGTAATACTGTATTAATAGGAAAAAATGCTTCAAGAAGCAACACATCTGCTGCAACTTTAAGTATAGGTTATGACGCTGGTTACTCAAATACTTCTGGATCAAATAACACTAATGTAGGTTATAAAGCTGGGTATTCTACAACTACTGGTGCATCTAACACTACACTTGGTTACAATACGTTAGGTTATCATAATGGAAATAACAATGTAGCAATAGGCACAAATGCTATGCAAGGTGCATCTTTTTTTAGTGGAACTGGTGCTGATAACGTTGCTATTGGTTTTAATGCTGGTTCTGGTAGTCAGCCAACAGCGTTTTCAAATAGTATTTTAATAGGTAAAGATGCTGCAACAAGTCCAGTTGGACAAAGTAATTTTATTGTATTAGGTAATTCAAGTCATACTGTATTACAAATGCCTGGTTTACAAAGTGGTGCTTCTAATGGAGATGTATTAATGTTAGATACTGCAACTTCTCCATTCGGTCTTAAATTATATGCTTCTGGTACTACTCCGTCTGATGCAAGAGATAAAAAAGACATTGAGGATTTACCTTATGGTTTAGAATTTATTAATAGTTTAAAACCAAGAAAATATATTTGGGATAATAGAGCCAAAATAGTAGAAACAGAATCTTTTGACGAAGATGGTAACCCAATTACTATTACAGAAGAATTTGTAGCTAACGAAAAAGGTACAATAGGTTTTGGGTTTGTAGCGCAAGAATTACAAGAAGTAGATAATGAAGTTTTACAGCTTGTTAATGATTCTAACGAAGATTCTTTAAGAATAAACTACTCAAAACTTGTACCAGTACTTGTTAAAGCAATACAAGAGTTAAAAGAAGAAGTAGAACTATTAAAATCATAAATAATGTTTAAAAATCTAATAACATCTGACAACACAGAGGAAAGCCACAAAACACTAATTGCACGACAGATACCAGACCAATTAAGTCAAATAGGTGCTGATGAAAATGTAGAAGCAATTAAAGACCATTTTAAATGGGTTTTAGCAAATGACTTTTATAAAGATGAGTTAAGTGCAGAACAAATTACAGAAATGGAGTCTTACTTGCCAAGTGACTATCAAGACGAGTACGAAGATTTACCAGAATAATTTGTATATTTACATAAAAATATAACTATGGAAATTACTAAAGAACAAATCGCAAGAGTAAATCAAGTCATTAACACGCTTCCTATTGCAGTATTATCACAAGCGCAAGAGATTGTAAAAATACTCAATGAGTCAATACCAAAAGAGGATGATTAAGATTGGTAAATACGCCTTTACAGATAAGTCTACTTCTGATGCTAAAATAACAGCATTGGGAGTAGATGATGAGGGCAATGCTACTCACGGACACGCTATTGTAGAACTTGGTCATATAGTTTTAGAACAAGGCGAGTACGATGCGGAGGGTAATGAAATAAAAGCACCAGTATTGAGTGACAAATATCATTTGGACGTAGCTTGGAAAAACCTTGAAAGCCACCCTTATGGTTGGAAAACAAGTGCAGTTGCGGTTGCTGATGGTAATGGTGTACATAGTTTTTATGGGATAGACTATCAAGAAAATAAAATGTAATGGTAAGAGGATTAAGATACATAGCAGATAAAATAGAGCAGTTTCAGTTTTGGCTAATTGCTAAATGGAACAACTTTCTAAAGGGATTGATGATATGAGTGTACAAGATTTGAGATTAGCTTTTTTTAATGCTATAAGTTTAGGTGTAAGTTTTACGCACGTTGAGAATAGTTTAAAGATTATTCTTTTATTAGCTTCTATTGTATATACGTTTCAGAAAATATACGAAACACACAAGAAAAAGTC